CGATTGCTTTCAACACGTTTATCATGCGTTCTCCTTTCTATTAAAAAACTGTTTTGCTTTCATTCTTATGTATTGATGGTCAAACCCTGCGTACTGGCATACCAAAGCAAAATCTCTATTAGGCTCTAGAAAATAACTTCTAGCTGTCTGTGTAAAATAATCATTGCCTGGGTTACCGTAATTTTTATTACGCCATTGTGAACCCAATGCGTCCTCCAGGGCTACAATTAGTACGTTACGCCAAAGACTTTGCTCTGCATTTTGTCTGTCTCCAACGACGTTAATCGCCTTTGGAAACACGCTTTGTGATTTTGCCATTTAACTTCTTCGCTTTCTCGTCTACTAACATTCTAATCACCTGCGCTCTTGATAAAATGATTCCTGGTGCCAGTACCTTGGTTAGCTTATCAATTTTACCATAGCAGTCATGATCAACTGCGAGACTTTTGTATTTGCTTATGTCTGTCATTTAGTATATCCTTTCTGTAATATCTAAACATATAGGATATTTATATAAATTTACAAGGGACTTGTCAATGAAATTTTTTTTAACGATATACATATGTTCAACCATAGCGGGTAATTGTGTAACTAATCTTACATATCCTAAGCCACAGGAGAGCTATTATGATTGTGTTCGAAATGGGCTTTCTGAATCGTACGATATATTGTATCAAGACAAGTTTTCAGAACAAGATGTAGTAGAATTTAGATTATATCCTAAATTTACGTGTGAAGAAGTTGTTATTCCACCACCTAAACCAAAGACCCCAGCTTAATTATTTGCCCTGGCCCCGGTATTTTTTAAAACTACGTCGGCGGTGCTTGTTCATTTTTGCCTTACTAGGATTGCGTCCAATCGATGTTTTGTGAAACATGGGTACGTGAGCAACCTTTGCATATAAACCCTTAGACTTTTTTGCCATAAAATACTCCTAATGTATAACGTGCACTACTATCTCCTAAACCTTGCAGACAACTATGATAAACATCAGATCCATTAAAAAACAAAGCTCTGTTATTAACGAAACCTATATATGTATTTAAATTAGTATCGTGGTAAAAACCAGTTCCATTGTAAGTTATCTCTTCTCCTTTTAAATATATTAAACAATTATATTTAAGCGTATACTCACCAACTATACCTTTGTCTGTGTGAGGACTCATATCTCCTTTGTTATCTCTCATTTGAAATGAAGCAGCTACAACTCCTAGTTCTTTTATTTCAGGAAAACTTGGAAGAAATGTATTTTTAATTTTGTCAAACAACCATTTGTTTTCTTTTGTTTCTTCAAAGTTATGATTCATACCATATAGTCCATTGGCATTGGACGCTGGTTCATAGGGAATTTTATTTAAATTATTAATTAAAATATCATATTCTTTTTTAGAAAAAAAATTATCTATCAACTGAAGTTTTAAACTCATTTATCTTCTTGTTTTATGTATTCTCTATCTTTTTCACTTATCTTTAAATATCTTATACTACCATTTATATGTTGTCTAGTATCGTGACCACAATTGGTGCATCTATAATAATCTTGTACAATTGCAATTAAGATTGATTCTTCTTCACATTGTTCACAAAAACCATGAACGGTATCTATATTAGCAAATGCTTTTTGTATAATTACTTTTTTACTCATGGAGTATATAGATACTCAATCTCACTGTTTTGTAAAGTCAACAAAGCGTCATCAAATGTTTCAACTATGGGGTATCCTTTTAAATTAAAAGACGTATTAAGCAGTAAAGGCACCCCTGTTTCTCTGTAAAATAATTTTATAAGATCATAATAGTTTTCATTTTGCTCACGTTTTAAAGTTTGAAATCTACAAGTGTTATCTGCGTGTACACACGCAGGGACTTTATCCACTGCTTTTGGTTTAGCGTCTATTGCAAAAGTCATGTATGGAGATTCATCTAATCCATGCATATCTAAATACTCATGTCTGTGTTCGTAAAGTATTGTAGCAGCTGTTGGTCTCCAGGGTTGTCTGCCTTTTATTTTGTTTACAATTTCTTTTGCATTTTTATTACGGGGATCAAATAACATTGATCGATTACCCAATGCACGTGCGCCCCATTCAGAGTGTCCTTGAAATATTACAACAACTTTTTGTTGTAATAATAAATCAACAGCTTCTTTTCTATCTTTAATAATTTTCATAAAAATATACAGCACCCACTGCTGTGCCTCCATCGTATGGTATTGGATCAACAAAAAAATTAAACTCAGGATAAAGTTTTACTAATTTAAAATTGTTAGAACAATTTAAATGATAACCGCCAGACAATATTATGTTTTTACAACTCGAATACTCTTTAGCTTTTTCAACTAAGTCTATTATATCTTTGAGAGTTTCTTCTTGTGCTTCGTTAGCAATATCGTTGTAAGGAGCAAAGCCCATCATTTGACCCTCTTCTCCTTCTTTAAAACCTGCTTTGACAAGATAATCAAGATACTTACGACCAGCTTTAGATTTGTTACTCATTACATAATCTATATCTTTTTTTACATTTATTTCTGTTGGCACAAAATTATTAAAGTAATTTAATTCTGCGTTAGAAAGGTATTTATATTTAGGTACAACTTCTTTTTTATTTATTAAAAATATACTTTGTAAAGCTCTAAAATTTTTTTGCATTTCCATTTCTCCACCACCATCTGAAATCAAAGCAATTGCCTCATCAAATTTACTAAAATAATATCCGCAGGTCGCATGATAAATGTGATGATTATAATTATTAAAATAATATTTTTTATACTTAACTTGTTTTAATATGTGCTTTACTATTGGTAATTCTATTTGTAAGTGGCCTCTATCAAACGTTGCAAATACTACAACATCAAAGGTGATATCTTTAAATTTTTTTAAAACTTGATATTGATAAGTATAATTACCATGTTCTGCATCATCAGGGTGATAGTGTTTAATTTTATTAAATCTATCTTCTTCGTAATACTCTTTTAAGACACCGTCTTCAAAATAAGCAAACGAACAATGATGTGAAATATTAACTCCTAATATCTTTCTCATTTATATTTTTCTACATTCTATATTTTTATCGCACAACCATGTTACTATGACGTCTCTGTTCTTTCCAGAATTATTATTCATGTAGTGTTCAAAACAAGAATGAGGTAGAAAACTAACCAGTTTACCTTTTTCTGATTTAATCGCTTTGTTATGTCTAGGAAAAATTAAATCTGCATTATCATTGTCTGTTAAATTAATAACACAAGCTAATATTTTTGGATAAAATATTTCTGTGTCCCACGAAAAAAGACCATCAGCATGAGTAAATAATTGTTCTTTGTCTTTATATCTATGAAAAGAATATCCTGTATCTGCTACATTACATTCAAATAATGCGAAAGTATAAGTTAATCTATTTTTTATAAAAAAATTTAATCTGTCACAAACTAATTGATCTATCTCTTTTAATTTTGTGTGTCCCAAACTAACAGTTTTTCCTTGCCTGTTGTACTCAACACTTAATTGATTTTCATCTATTAAAGAACTACACTCATTTATTATTCTATCACACTCATCATGTGATAAAAAATTTTTTATTTCTGAAAACATTTATCTTTCTTGTTATAAATCTACTGCATTTCCTATTACTGGTTTGTATTTAGTTTTACCATCTTCTTTGAACGCTCTCAATAATTGTTTTCTTGGTTTATCAGACACATAGCTGCAGTGGATCCACCCCGAGTTTGGTTCACCAGGAGTGTAGAACTCTAATATCATTTGATCATACGGGAGGTTTGCTTTGATCCAGTCAAAGACTTCAGCGTTGCTTGTGCCCAAGCATTCGAAGTCCGCCGCCTCCGCACGGGTATGTTGCGAATTTAAACTGCTGCCAATTTTTACACATAACTCAGGGCTACGAAAACAGCTCGTCACCGTGACTCTACCGAAGTGGTCACGCACTGGCTGTAGAATATTTTCACAAAGTAGTTTTAATTTTTCTATTTGATCTGCATTAGGATTATTATCAATACCCAGCCTGATGGCTGTGTCTGATTTAATCAGCTCTGATAAACTAAAGTTTCGTGAAAGTTTCATTATTCTATAATTAATTTTTTGATTGACTTAGAGCCATCTATATTGTCCTCTAACTCTGCCTGACCTTTGTAGCACTTGTAAGATACCGATTCAGAAAAAGTTCTTTCAGCCGTCATTTTACCACGTATACATTGTGCCATACCTTTTTCTTGCAAACGAGCCTCTTTAATTTCTCCGTTCACAAACATTAATAAAGCCACACATTCAACAATCATACCACCTTACCTTTGTTTTCACCTTCTTTAATAACATATTTTTGTGTACCGTTTTTTCCAGTTTCAACTTCTTTTTTTAACTCCTTTACATATTTCATCTGTTTAGCTTCTTTGTTTATGTGAGCTATGTAATCTAAAACTTTTCTAGTAACTCTTCCCGTTGCCATTTGTATACCTCATCTCTCTGTTTGCATCTTTTAGTTTTTCTATATCGCTTAAAACTTTATCCATTTGTTTTTGTAAAAACTCTATGTTTACTTTATTTAATGCCATGCTATCTATATGTTCAGTTAACTTACCTGTAGTCTTATAAAGATCTTCCAACATCATGTATTGCTCAGAATCGGCGGGTAATGAACCTAGTTGTCCACGTGGCCATTTTATTC